CGTATTTTAAACTTCAGTTCCCACAACTTGCAGACATGCTCGATGGGGCCGAAGGCGAAAAGAATGCCAGAGCCGTATTCGGTGATCTCATTGATTTGTTCATTGAGGTTGCAACGAATCCAGGTGATTTTGATCTAACCAGTGATGCCGGTGTTGATGCGTTTGTACGCAGGGTCAAGGGCACGCAGTACGCAATCAAAACCACTGAATCCCAGGCCAAGTGGGATGCCCTAGATACGGCAGAAAAAGAACGTCAGCTTCAGAGCACCCGACGCGCAATCTCCACGGCTTTTGCTTCATCCCAATTAACAACCACGGAACTTGGTGAACTTGCAACCCTGGCCCTCAGAAATGGATATAGCGAACTTGAGCTGAAGTACGCAGTAGCAACAAAGCTTGGCCAACGTGCGGGAGACAAAACGCTTTTCGAAACGGATGACGCCAACAAATTGCGCAACACGCTCAAGTCCTACAACTACAAAGTAAGCGATGAGCTGTTCGCTGCAGCACTCACCGGAGAAGAAGTTAATGGAGTTCCACAAAGCGCGGAGCTTTTAATCAGCAAAGCAAAGAACAAAGCCAAGCTGGATCTACCCGCCTATGCGCAGTACATAGATCAGGGATTCACGGTGGACGACATCTTTGAACCTTTCAAAGAAATAGCAGCAAAAACTTTGGAACTAAACCCAATTGAAGTAAGCCTGAACGACGACAAGTTCATGCGAGCAATTAAGGGCAAAGATGACGGGACACAGTATTCTGGGAACGAATGGATTCGTTTGCTCAAAACAGACCCCGATTATGGATGGCAGTACACCAATCAGGCCAATCAACAAGTCAGCAGCGTCGTGTCCAAACTTGAGCGAGCCTTTGGATTAATGCGATGAGCAATGTAGATTTTAATTTTTCAAACTTTGATTTTGATGCTCTTGAGCAATCCGCTCGTGAGGCTGCTACACCCACCAAAACGCCCGCCGAAATACTTGCCGAACAAAACGCTGCCCGCTTGGGAGAGGTGGCCGGTGCAGCAGATGTAGCAGGAAGTTTTGTTACCGGCGAGGAGCAAGCACGCGTTGATGAAATCTTGGCTGGGGTGCAAAGCGGAAAGTACTCAGCGGGGGATGCCCTGGGTGCGCTTTCGGCTATTGAGACCGTTGGTCGCGCCCGCACTGGCGACGGCACTAGCGACGGCACTGGCGACGGCACGTCCACCGAGGACCCAGAAGAGGCTCAACGCAGAACAGATGCCTTTTCTTCTCTCAGGGCTCTCTTGAGCCGGGTTGGCCTTTCGGAATTGGAGGGTGCGGTTCAAGACATAATTACATCTGGTCGCGTGAATATTGAGGACCCCAATGCAATTATGTTTGCCCTGCGAGAGCAACCGGCGTACCAGCGCCGTTTTGCGGCAAATAAAAAGCGCAGAGAACTTGGATTGCCAGAACTGTCGCCAGACACATACATTGGCTTGGAGGAACAGTATCGCCAGATTCTTGCGTCCAATGGTTTGCCCATTGGTTTTTACAACGATCAAACCGACTTTGAAAAATTTATTGAGGGGGACGTTTCCCCAGCAGAACTCCAGTCTCGAATTCGTGATGGATATGCCAAAGTCATGGACGCTGATCCAGCCGTGGTTCAGCAAATGAGAGAGCTGTACGGAGTATCCCAGGGCGATCTGGCTGCATACTTCATTGACCCTGAAAGAACCAGACCACTACTAACTGCTTCGGATTATCGTCGCCAAGCACAGGCCGCTGCAATATCGGCTCGAGGCTTGGAACAGGGCGGCCTGCAACTAACCGGTGCATCCGCTGAGGATTTGGTCAGGCGTGGTATCACCCCAGAACAGGCAGCGGCCAGGTTTGCCGAGCGTGCCCGTTTGTCTGGTCTGTTTCAGGAAATGACCGGTGAACAGGCATTGACCGAAGAGCAGAAGCTGGGTGCAACATTTGGATACGACGTAGCGTCCCAGGAGGAACTGGAGCGCCGCCGAGCACAGCGCGTTGGGCAGTTCCAGGGCGGCGGCCAATTTTCCCGAACAACTGGCGCAACTTCCGGCACCATCGAGACCGGGTTGGGGATGGCCCAATAGCCTGTTGACAAACACCAATATGTGTGTATACTTATTGGTGCAGCCCTCGGACTACCTCCGGTCCGGGGTGGGCAGTAGGAGTGTGGGTTATGTCAAACGTTCAAGACGACTTCGATAACGAGGCGGCAGAGCAAACCGAAAAGAATCCAGTTCGAGCAAGAATGCGAGAAATGGAATCTGAACTAAAGACTCTTCGCGAAAAAGCGGCAGAGGCAGAAAAGCTCCAGCGTGAACTGGCCTTCTCAAAGGCAGGAATTCCGATGGACTCGCCAATGTCGAAATATTTCGTAAAGGGCTACGAAGGTGAGTTCACGCCAGAGGCAATCCGAAAGGCTGCCGAAGAAGCAAATCTCGTCCAACCCGCAAAGACGACTGTCGATGACTCCGAGCAAAAAGCCTGGAGCAGAATGCAGAAGGCAAGCACTAGCGGCGAGACAAGCGATCCGATTGTCGACTGGAACGTCAAGCTGAATTCAGCTCGTAATCAAGACGAGGTGATGCAGATCATGGCCCAAATGAGACAAGAAGCAGAAAACATCTAGCCCACAGTAAACCTGTGGGAGAAAGACCACAGGTAAAAAAGTGGCCCTAACACAAACATCAAGCCTGTCAACCGACCAGGTTGCATTTGACCGAATTGCGTACTTCGCACTTCGCAGCGAACTTTTGTTCGACGGAGTTGCCGACGTCATGCCGGTCGCACAGGCAATGCCGGGTTCGGCAGTTACCTTCACGACGTTCAACGACATCGCTGAAGCAACTAGCGCACTCAGCGAAGCAACCGACGTAACGCCCGTTGCGTTGAGCGACAGCCAGACGACCGTGACGCTGGTTGAGTACGGCAACGCCGTCTCGACGACCGCCAAGCTGCGTGGAACTTCGTTCCTCGACGTGGATGCGGCAGCCGCCAACATCGTCGGTTACAACGCCGGTATCTCGGTTGACTCAATCATCCGTGACGTTCTTGCCGGTGGCACGAACGTGGTGTACGGCGGTGGCGGTTCATCCACCCCGTCCTCGCGCACCACGATTCAGGCCGAGGACATCATCGAGGCCAACGACGTTCGCAAGATCGTTGCTGCTCTCCGCAAGGCCAACGCAGTGTCGTTCAACGGCATGTACATGGCATTCATCCACCCCGACGTTTCGTACGATCTTCGTCGCGAGACGGGCGTTGCCTCATGGCGCGACCCGCACGTGTACAGCGATCCGGCAAACATCTACATGGGTGAAGTCGGTGCGTTCGAAGGCGTGCGTTTCGTTGAGACGCCGCGAGCCAAGGTGTTCGCAGATGCTTCGGACGGTTCCGGTTCGGCTGGCACCATCGACGCGTACTGCACGCACATCATGGGCCGTCAGGCACTGGCCAAGGCGCACAGCATCGTGGACGGCAACGGTCCGTTCCCACGCGTCGTGCGTGGTCCGGTGACCGACACGCTGTACCGCTTCCAGCCAATCGGCTGGTACTGGCTCGGTGGCTACGGTCGATTCCGCGAAGCTTCGCTGCGTCGTATCGAGTCGTCGTCCAGCATTGGCGACAACGCCTAATAACGAATGTGGGGGGCGGGGTTTCCTCCCCTGCCCCGTCCCTCACTTCGAATTCTGTGGTAAGGTGAACGCATGTCAATCTCCAATTACGCCGAGAACAAACTTCTCGAAACAATTTCTGGCACGTCTTTTTCTGTTGGTGCTACCTATCTAAAGCTGCACACGGGTGATCCGGGTGAGGCTGGTACCGACAATGCAGCCACTGAAACAACCCGAAAGGTCGTGAGCTGGAGTGCTGCATCAAGCGGCAGCATGGCTACGTCAGGCACCGCTGAGTGGACCAACGTGTCTACCACGGAGACGTACAGCCACTGGTCGCTGTGGGACGCGTCAACTTCGGGCAACTGCCTGTGGTCTGGTGCCCTTTCTTCTTCTGCTGCTGTTACGGCTGGAGACACGTTCCAAATCACCGCGCTGACGCTCAGCCTCGATTGAGGTGAGGTAGCCAATGGCTACTGGTGAACTTGATTTCACAATCTCTTTTGTAGACACGCCGTCTTTCTATAGGGGCGCTGTAGTAAAGACAGCCACCGGATCTGGTGTTGGTTCATCATCAGCAAATGGGGTGCGAGTTGTTCCACGAACAGCTACCGGTTCTGGAAGCAGTTCTTCTACTGCTACATACTTAGAGGTACTACCACGATTGGCCACGGGCAGTGGTCAGGGAACTACTGGTGGTGGTGCAACCGGCTTGCTTACGGCAAAAAGAACCGCAACTGGTTTTGGTATTGGATCATCTACTGTTGTTCAATTCTGGGGCAGAATTAGAATTGCAAGCGGTTCTGGCACCGGCACATCTCTTGTTCTTTACAGAAGTGAAATGTTTAGAACTGCCACTGGTTCTGGCAACGGAGCTGAGTCGGCATCGGGGCGCAAGGTATACAGGAGA